AAAAGGTTTCTTATCATGGAACAACAGATTACAAGATAACTTCTTTTATCAAGTTTACAGTTATGTAATTAGATCAGAAACAGCATTACAAAAATATAAACAAGTTGTTAATGATTTGCTACACCCAGCTGGTACAAAATTATTTGGAGAATTTACTCAATCAAGTAATGTATCTGTTGGAACATCAGTTGCAAGTAATGTATCAACCAAGACAAGTGCATTTACATTTGACTCTATTGCACTTACATTTGATTCTAGTAATACTACATTTGATGCTTTTTAATATAAATAGAACAAGGAATAGAAATGGACAAGTTTACAGAAACATTAGATAAGTTAAGATTATTTCCAAGATTATTCATTACCGTTTACATTTGGATGTTTTATGATGTTGTACAATGGTTTATGGCATTAGAAGTTCCGACAAATCAACAAGCTGGTTTAGTTTCAATTATAGTCGGAGCTGGTGCTGCTTGGTTTGGACTATATGTTAGGAGTAAGTAATGGCTAAACAAACGGTTGATTTAGGATCATCTGCTAATGACGGTACTGGTGACAGTATTAGATCAGGTGGTGATAAGGTAAATGATAACTTTACAGAATTATATAACGCTTTAGGTAATGGAACAACTATAGCAGCAAACACTGGAACTTTAGCTTCCAATGCTTATCTTATATCTTCATACCAATCTAATACACAAATAACAACAAGATTAAATACTTATGCATTAGTTGCAAATGTAGCATCTTTAGCTGCATTAGCAAATACTAACACAGCAATTGCAGCAAGAGCACAAGTTGCAAATGTTGTAACATTAGCTGCACTAGCTAATACAAATAGTGCAATAGCTAAAAGAGCAGAAGTAGCAAACGTAGCTAGTTTAGCTGCATTAGCAAACACAAATTCAAGAATTGCATTAGTCAATACAAACTTAACAGGAACAAACACAGCTGTAAGATTATTAATTAATGATAGAGCTCAAGTAGCTAACGTTGGTTCATTAGCTGCATTGGGAAATACAAACTCAGCTATTGCAACTCAAACAGCAAGAGTAACATTAGTCAATACTAATCTTACAGGTACAAATACTGCAATAAGATTATTAACTAGTGATAGAGCTCAAGTTGCCAATGTGTTCTCAATATTTAGTAGTGGTAAAAGTTATTCAACAGTACCTAATTATGGTGCAGCTGTAACATATGATATATCAGCAAATTCATCTTCAGCTTATATTGTTTCTAATATGGGTTTTGGTAAAGGTGGTGCTGCATTTAACAATCCAGAACTTACAGTTAGAAATGAATCAACTATTGCATTTGACTTAAATGGTTTGGGTGGATCGCATCCATTTGCTATAAGAAGTGGTTCAACTGGTTCAAGTGTTTATTCAAATACGTTGATCCATGTTGCAACTAATGGTACAATAACTACAGGAGCAAGTGCTCAAGGAAAAACATCAGGAGTTTTATATTGGCAAATACCACACGACATAGTTTCATCTGGAAGAGATTCATATACATATTATTGTCAAAGTCATAGTGCTATGAAAGGCAATGTTAATATTAAAGATACTGGAGCAATCTAATGCCAGCTACTTCGACTAAGAGGCTGTCTTATCATATAGCTGACCAATTTAAAGAGTCATTTAGTGAAGCAGCCCCTTCAAGACTTTATATGTTTATTGGTAGAACTGGTCCTTATGCAAATGACTCAGTAGCATCAACTCCAACCGATACAGTTCAAAAACAAGACTATAACATTTATAAACAAATGTTAGCAGCAAAGAAAATTCAAGAGACAGATGTAACTTATGCATTAGTAAGAAGAAACTGGGCAAACAATAATCTATATGCAGAATATACAAATACAACTTTAAACTCTACCTTACATAATAGTGCTTTTTATGTCTACACTTCTGATAGAAATGTATACAAATGTATCTTTAATAATAAAGGTGCAAACTCAACTGTAGAACCAACAGGTACAAGTACTGGTGTAACTTCAACATCAGATGGATACCAATGGAAATATATGTTTACAGTAAGTACTGCTGATGTTGGTAAGTTCGTAACAGCAGCTTATATTCCTGTAAAGGTTATAACATCAGATGATAGTTCAGGTCAGTTTGCAGTTCAAGATGCAGCTGTTGAAGGAGCTATAGATGTTATTGATGTATCTGCAGGTGGATCTGGATACTTAACTAATAATGGATCCTTTCAAGCAGTAACTAATTCAACTTCAATGAGAATAGCTTCAACAGCAAGTGCAAACGATAGTGTTTATATTGGAAGTACATTATATATTAATGGAGGAAAAGCTGCTGGTTTAATTAGAGAAATAACTTCATATACAGGTGCAACTAGAACAGTTACAGTTAACACTGCATTTTCAACTACACCTAATACTTCTTCAACTTATATTGTAAGTCCAAAAGTTGCTATATCAGGAGATGGTACAGGTGCAGCTGCTTATTCAAATGTTACAACTGGAGGTACAGCTGTTAATTATATTAATATGATTAGTACAGGAACAGGATATACAAATGCAACTGTAACTATTTCAGCAAATACAAGTTTTGGATCAGGAGCAACTGGTGTTCCTTATATTGGTCCTAGAGGTGGACATGGAAAGAATGCAAGAGAAGAATTAGGTGGTAGTTATGTAATGGTTGCTACAGAGATAAGTGGTAACGAAGCAAATACAATTCCACAAGAGAATGATATAAGAACTTTTGGTATCATAGCAGATCCAATTGAAAGAAGTACTGGTGCAGCAGCAAACACTGGTAACTTTGATATGACAACAAGATTAACTTTAAGTGGTGCAACAGGAGACTTTAGAGCTGATGAATTAATTACAGGTGGTACAAGTGGTGCTACAGGTAATGTAGTTAGTTTCTCAAATACTAATGCAGCAAATTCAGCAGGCACGCTTAGAGTGATAAATATAACAGGAAGATTTCAGAATAATGAAACTATAACAGGATCAGTTTCGAGCAAGACAGCAACAATTAATCCTGCTTCAAATTCGGGCTTGACTTTATATAAAGGTAATGTATTATATACAGAGAATATTTTGAAATTAACTAGATCGGTAGATCAAATTGAGAATTTTAAGGTAATATTTAGTTTTTAGGATAATTTATGGCATATTCATCAGATGTTTCAAACACAGTATCAATATCAACGGACTTGAATGTCGATCCATATTATGATGATTATAATGAAGAGAAAAATTTTCATCAAATATTATTTCGCCCAGGTTTAGCAGTACAAGCTAGAGAGTTAACTCAACTACAAACTTTGTTACAAAAACAAACAAGTAGATTTGGTAATCATATTTTCACAGAAGGAACAGTTATTCATGGTGGTGCTAAAACATTTAACAATAATATACCTTTTGTAAAAATCACAGATAAAGATAATGGAAATAATACTATAGTAATGTCAACATTAGTTGGTAAAACTATAACTGGTGGAACAACTGGTGTTACTGGTGAAATTATAGATGTATTAACTGGAGCTCAAACAGCTGCTAATACAAATACTTTATATATTAAGTACACTGGAAGTGGTACAGCTAAAACAACAAAAACATTTAGTGCAAGTGAAGTTTTAACATTTGCAGGTGGATCCAATTCAACATATACCAATGCAACAGTTTTGAGTTCTGCAAATACTCCAACAGGTAATGGAGTTTACTTCACATTAAGTGATGCTATAGTTTATGCTAAAGGTCAATTTATTAGACATTCTAACTCAGGTATAGTAGTTGGAAGATATACTCAAGAGCCAAGTAAGATAGTTGGTTTTAAAGTTAATGAAAGTATAGTAACAAGTAATACAGATACTACATTATTAGATCCAGCTCAAGGTGCTTATAACTATACAGCACCAGGTGCAAACAGATTAAAATTAGCAACAGAATTACATACACTAGATCTAACTGATGGTGGTGCACCAGAATCAAATAATTTCTTTTCATTGTTCAGTGTTGATACAGGACAAAGATTTGAAGAAGCTAAACAACCATTATATGCTGACTTAGCTGAAGAACTAGCAAGAAGAACATTTACTGAAAGTGGTCATTATACAACTAGACCATTTAAATTTAATGTAAGAGAAAACTTAATTGATGGAACAAACTTAGGTTTAAAAACATCATCAGATGGTGGACAAGCCAATATACTAAGTGTAGGTGTTGAAGGTGGTCATGCTTTTGTAAAAGGATTTGAATATGATTATGATAATTTAGATACAATTTACTTAGA